AAACACATAAGTGGGTATTAGAAGGTTTATTTGGTAATTGTGAGCGTGTAACTAAAACAGATGATCTAATTCGTCAAGGGCACCTAAGTAAATTTAGGATCAAAATCCTTCTGTGCAAACATGCTCCACAATATTTTGAATCATACCATGATGAAATTGATTATCTTGTTCAGCATCGTGGCAGGAATAATCTTATCAAAAACCTAGTCAAGGACATAGAAGGGAACACTCTTGTATTGTTCAACTATGTTGAGAAGCATGGTGAACCACTTTTCGAATTGATAAATAACACCATAGACCCCGAGCGGAAAATCTTTTTCGTTCATGGTGGAACTGATGTAGAAGACAGAGAAGAAGTCAGGCAAATTACTGAGACGGAAAACAACGCTGTTATTATTGCCTCCTACGGCACCTTCTCTACAGGTATCAACATCAAACGACTTCACAATATTATCTTTGCTTCCCCGAGTAAGTCTCGCGTTCGTAATCTTCAGTCTATCGGACGTGTTCTCAGGAAAGGCGAAGGCAAAGACATCGCAACCTTATACGACATCGCTGACGACATTGGTGGTCAGAATTACACCTTACGACATTTGAATGAGAGAGTAAACATTTACAATGAAGAGAATTTCAAGTATGAGGTTATAAAAGTAAACCTTAGAGCAAATTAATATGGAAGAAGAGTTTTACGCAACACTGAAACTAATATCGGGAGAAGAGGTAGTAGCAAAAGTCTGCTACCTTCCTGAAGAAGATAAAGTTATGTTAGACCGACCTCTGGCAGTTGAAAATGCCAAACAGAAAAAAGGTCAAATCGAAGTGAGTGGATTTGCATTGAGAGAATGGATCTCAGCAACGTTTGATAATATGTTTATTATCAAAAGAGATCACATAATGACAATAACTGAAGTAGAAGGAGAACTAGTTGAGTTCTATGAAAAAACCCTCAACCGACTAGAGAGTGGAAAATCACTAGCGGGTAGAGGGAATAAATTACCTAGAGGTTCTGGATACTTAGGATCGGTAAAAGAAATGAAAAAATCTCTAGAAGAGATCTATAAAAAAAGCTAAAAGCTATAACTCTCTTGAACCCTTGACAGAGTTATTATACTGAGTTTCTGAGGTCATGTCAAGACCCCCTTTACATTTGATCCACACCATGCTACACTTGATACAGATGATGTGAGAACACCGTGACAATCGCAGTAATGGCAAGAAAAAAACAAACAGAAAATTACGTCAACAATAAAGAGTTCCTTGCTGCGATTACGGAGTATCGTCAAAAGGTTCTGAAAGCAAAAGAACTAGGTAAACCGCGACCTCGTGTTACAAACTACCTAGGAGAATGCTTCCTGAAGATTGCCACGCACCTGTCTTACAAACCAAACTTTGTCAACTATATGTTCCGTGAGGACATGATCTGCGACGGCATTGAAAACTGCCTCCAGTATATCGACAACTTTGATCCCGAGAAATCAAAAAACCCGTTTGCCTACTTCACACAAATCATCTACTACGCTTTCTTACGCCGCATTCAGAAAGAGAAGAAGCAACTAGAGATCAAAGGAAAGATCCTAGAGCGTTCAGGATATGACGAAGTTATGCACACTGACACATATGATGGTACAATGTCAGGCATGAATGCTTCTTATTCTGATATGGGTAGCATCAAGGAAAATATTGAGAATAGAATGAACCGATGAGTGATTATGAATGGTATGAAACACCCTATGGAAAATTCCGTGTCGCACAGAAACGCTTTGGAACGTGGGATAGCTATGGTGAGGATGGCGCGTGTCTCCTCACAGGACTTACGAAAGAAGTTGTCTTGGCGGGAACAGCATTCTACTTGGAAGGTAAATCTACTAACTGGGCAAATGCAAACAACTCCCAAACATTTGACGGAACTGTAGGAGGTAAGTTGTGAAGGTAGCACTTATTGCAGACCAGCACCTTGATGGACGAAAAGGTTCTCTAGCATTCTGGGATTACTTCCAGAAGTTCTATGACAATGTGTTCTTTCCTACGCTAGAGAAAAAGAAAGTCACTCACATCATTGACCTTGGTGATACGTTTGACAACCGCAAGTCAATGGACTTCAACACGTTTCATCGTGTGAAGTCAAACTACTTTGACAGACTCCAAGGTTATAAGGTTCACATGCTTCTTGGTAATCATTGCACTTATTACAAGAATACCAACCGCATCAACTCACCAGAACTTTTACTGGAGCAGTATTCCAACATCACAATTTATTCTGATCCAAAGCATCTTACTTTGGGTAGCAAGAAGTTCCTGATGTTGCCTTGGATCAACAGGGAGAACAATGATGAGGTCATGAAGCTACTTGAAACTTCTGATGCTGATATTTGCTGTGGTCACCTAGAACTGGATGGGTTTGAGGTAACACCAGGAATGAAGATGGATCATGGTATGGATCCAAAACTATTTCATCGTTTCCATCGCGTATGGTCGGGACATTTCCATCACAAGTCAAAGAAAGGAAACGTCCAATATCTTGGCAACCCTTATCAGATGTATTGGAATGATTACAAGGACACTCGTGGATTCCATATCTACGATACTCAAAGTGATAAACTTGAGTATATCCCAAATCCCTATGAGATCTTCGAAAAGATCGTCTATGATGACACGATGGGGAACTACAACGAACTCGATGTGTCTGATTATAAAGACAAGTACATCAAGATCATCGTTAGCGAAAAGCGAGACTACCAAATGTTTGAAACGTTGGTTGATCGTCTTTACAACATAGGCGTCCATGATGTCAAGATTGTAGAAACTTTAGTCGATGAAGACTGCAAAGAGGACATTGAAATCTCCGCAAAAGATACATTGACTTTGCTCAATGAATACATTGATGAGGTAGAAATGTCCGTAGATAAATCGAGTTTGAAGAACTTGATGAGGTCTCTATATATTGAGAGTTGTAGCGTTGTTTGACATGCCAGACATGTACATCATAACTCTAAAAGATCATCCAGAAGGGGTGTATTCTGTTTATGATAATGATGAAGAACGTGTAATTCCTATCTTCGAAGAGGAAGACGATGCAGACAGATACTTGTTTATGATGGAAGATGATGATGAAAATCCCCCTCTTCAGGTTGTAGAGCTTGACTCTGATGTTATAATAGAGGCATGTGAATCTCGTGGTCAGCGATATTCCATCATCACCTCTGATGATTTTTTGATCCCACCCGATGATTTAGAATGATTATTTTTAAAAAAATTAGATGGCGCAATTTCCTTTCTACGGGGAATGTCTTTAGTGAAGTGGATTTGCGAGCAGCAAAAACAAATTTAATCGTTGGGAACAACGGAGCAGGTAAGAGCACTATTCTTGATGCTCTTACTTTTACTCTGTTTGGCAAACCATTTCGTAAGATCAATAAACCTTTGCTGGTTAATAGTATCAACGAAAAAGACTGTCATGCTGAAATTGAATTTAGCATCGGTAAGATGGATTACAAAGTGGTGCGCGGGATCAAACCAAACAAATTCGAAATCTATTGTAACGGGCAGTTGTGGAATCAAGAATCTTCTGCTGTAGATCAACAAAAGAACTTTGAACAGAATGTTCTCAAGATGAACTACAAGTCATTCACACAGATTGTAGTTCTTGGTTCTTCTACATTCGTTCCTTTCATGCGTCTGCCCCTGGCACAACGCCGTGAGATTATTGAAGACATTCTTGACATTCAAGTATTCTCTACGATGAATGTTCTTCTCAAAGATAAAGTCAGGGAAAACAACGAAGAGATCAAGACACTTGATTATCAAATTCATCTTCTTGAGGAGAAGATCGATCTCCAGAAAAAGTACATGCTTGAACTGGAAAAGAAGACCAAGGAAGAGATTACTCGAAAGGAAAATAAGATCTCTGAATTGTTACAGAATGAAAACAACCAGCATGAAGAAGTTGCGCGTCTGACTTCTGAAGTTGAAAGATATTCTAAAGAGATGGAAGAGTTGTCGAACAGTGCAACAAAACTGAAGAAGTTAAACACTTTTCTCTTTAAAATACAATCAAAACTTTCATCTTGTCAGAAAGAACATTCTTTCTTTACCGACAATCATGTCTGTCCTACCTGCACTCAAGATCTGAGTGAAGATTTTAGACAGACAAAGATTGCCGAAGGTGAGGGTGAGTTAAACAATCTCCATACAGGTATTGAAGATCTGCTGGATGCTATCTCGAAAGAAGAGGAAAGAGAGAATGAATTCTCACGACTATCGCAAGATGTACTTAAACTCAACGCTTCTATTTCTCAAGCTAATTACCAGATTAGTTCAGTCAGAAAACTCATCTCTGATATCGAAGGAGAGATCAAGGAATTAGAGGGAAGCAATCCTGATAAGAAAGCAGAGTTTGTCAAACTTGAAGGACTTGTAACAGAAAAAAAAGATTTTGGTAAGACCTATGCTGAATGTAAGAAGGATCGTGATACACTATTGGTAGCATCGCAGTTGTTGAAAGACAACGGGATCAAGACCAGGATCATCAAGACCTATCTCCCAGCGATGAACCAGATGATTAATCAGTATCTCCAACGCATGGACTTCTATGTGAATTTCACGCTGAATGAGAACTTCGAAGAGATCATCAAGTCACGATATAGAGATGTGTTTTCATATGATAGTTTCAGCGAAGGAGAGAAATCTCGTATTGATATCGCTCTTCTGCTTACTTGGCGTTCTATTGCTAAACTTAAGAATAGTGTGGATACTAACCTCCTTATTTTAGATGAGATCTTTGATAGTTCTCTTGATCAGCAGGGCGGTATGGATCTAAGTTGGATCTTGAGAAACTTTGATGATAACTCTAATGTATATGTTATCAGTCACCGTGAGAATTTAGACGGTAAGTTTGATAGAACTCTTACAGCAGTGAAGGAGAAGAACTTCTCCGTCATCCAGGAGACAGTTTCCGAACTGGACTAAGGGTGCCTTCGGGCACCCTTTTTTCGTATATACTAATGGCATCAACGCAAGACCAGCATGTCATCCCAGGAGATCAAAGGCAACCTCGCCCGCCTACTCGCTACCGAGAACCTCATCGTAGAGCACCGTAAAGTCCCTACAGCGTCCTTTGACGTGGATCGCCGTATCTTGACGCTGCCTAACTGGGATCGTGCTTCCAGCGTCGTCTATGATATGCTGGTGGGTCATGAGGTGGGTCACGCTCTCTTCACCCCCAACGAAGACTGGACTGCAGCACATAAGTGCCCCAAAGATTTCATCAATGTGATTGAAGATGCTCGCATTGAGAAACTGATGAAGCGTAAGTATCCTGGTCTGCGTAAGTCTTTTGCTGGTGGTTATAAAGAACTGAATGACAAAGACTTCTTTGGTATTGGTGGCGAGGACCTGAATACCTTTAGTCTGATCGACCGTATCAATCTCCACTTCAAGATTGGTGCCAGTGCTATGCTTCCCTTTGCTGAAGACGAGAAGATCTTTGTAACTCGCACAGAGAATGCTGAGACTTTTACTGAGGTCTGTGAGATTGCTGTTGATGCGTATAACTTCAGCAAGCAAGAGAAGGTTCAAGAACAAGCTCCCCCTGAGATGCAACCTCAGCAAACTACTCAAGGTGGGGGTGGTATGACTCAAGATGGGGGTGATACCGAGAATGCCAACGACAATGCCAACGAAGAAAAGAATACCAACGAAGGTGCTCCTGTTGGCAATCAATCCAAACCTCAAGGTGGTGGTGACACCGCTGAAGATCTTGGTGGTGAAGAAGGTGGTGAAGAAAGTTCCAAGACTCAAGATGCTTTTGATAATGCTGCTGAGAAACTGACTGACCGCCACGCTACCAATCCTGTCTATATCGAGATCCCTGCTGTTGTGAATCTCCCTGAGTTTGTTGCTGATTGGACTGAAGTCCATGACTGGATTGATGAGCAGCGTGAAGTTTTCCTTGCTGGTGGTGATTCTATTGATCGTTCTGATCGTTATGATGAGGTTGATGCTGCCTATCGTGAGTTCCGTAAAACCTCCCAGAAGGAAGTGAATTACCTTGTCAAAGAGTTTGAGTGTCGCAAGTCTGCCGATGCTTATGCTCGTGCAGGTCAATCTAAGACTGGTGTGCTTGACACTGCCAAACTTCACACCTACAAATACAACGAAGATCTCTTCAAGAAAGTGACTATTCTTCCTGACGGTAAGAATCACGGTCTGATCTTTATTCTTGACTGGTCTGGTTCTATGCAGAAAGAACTGATTGCCACTGTCAAGCAACTTCTCAACCTGACTGCTTTCTGTAAGAAAGTCCAGATCCCGTTTGAGGTGTATGCTTTTACTAACGAATACTATGCTGTCCGTCGTGCTCAGCAAGGTAAGGATGAGTATGTCTCTAACGAGGAATACTTTGAGATGCGTGGTTGTAAAGAAGGTGAGATCTATCTTCATGATGGTATGTTCCACCTGATGAACTTTGTGTCTTCTCGCTCCAACTCTAAGGACTACGAGCGTATGTGTCTCAATCTTTTCCGTGAAGCATATGCTTACAAGTATTATGTTGCTTATCCTACTACTGCTGGTGTCGGTCTCTCTGGCACTCCTCTGAATGAGAGTGTTGTTATGCTGAACTATCTGATCCCTCAGTTCAAGAAACAGAACGATCTTCAGAAGGTCAATGTCTGTATCCTGACTGACGGTGAGAGTTGCCAAGCATCTTACGGTCGCAAAGTTTATAGTGACTATAAGGATGAATCCTATGTTCGTCCCCGTCGTATCGAATACAATACTGTCATTCGGGATCGTCAGACTGGTAAGGTATATCCTGCTATGGATGGTTGGGAACGTGCCACTAACACTTTCCTCCGTCAAGTTCGTGATCGCAACCCTGGCGTGAATGTTATCGGTTTCCGTGTTATGTCTGGTTCTGGTCTCTCTAATTTCGTTGCCAGTTATGCTGACATCTCTTACTATGGTGAGGTTCAGAAGCAGTGGAAGAAACTACGTTCTGCTGTCATCCCTATGCCTAAGGGTTATACTGCTCTCTACGCTATCAACAACAATGCTATCGATGAGGAGGTTGAGTTTGAGGTAGAGTCTGGTGCTAAGAAAGGGGAGATCAGCAAAGCGTTCAAGAAGATGTTGGGGTCGAAGACGACTAACAAGAAATTGCTGAGTTCTTTCATCCAATACGTCGCGTGACAGTTTGCGAACTGTCCTCAGGGGGTCGCATGATCCCCTTTTTGCCCTATAATAACTACATCAACGCAAGACACCAATGCCTGCTAAGTCTGATCTCACCACCACTCAACTCGCTGCTTACCTGTCCGAGAACTTCGGCAACGACATTTTTACCAATGATGTTCGTTCTGCTTGCGAACACTTTGGTGTGACCTATGCCACTGCTACCAAGCGTCTGCGTGATTTCTATGTTTGCCGTGGCACTTGGAACCTGACCGTGCAAGAACGTTTGGAGCAGACCTACCAAGCGCCTGCTGCTGCTCCTGCTATCCAAGTTACCGATCGGGAAGATCAGAACCTTGTTCCTGACAAAGATGCTAATTTTGTCCCGTTCGGGAACTTTTCTGATGTGAAGAAGATTATCAAGTCTGGTCTGTTTTACCCTGTGTTCATCACTGGTATGTCTGGTAACGGCAAGACTTTCTCTGTCGATCAGGCGTGTGCTGCTCTAAATAGGGAACTGGTTCGCGTCAATATCACCATTGAAACCGACGAGGATGATCTTATTGGTGGTTTCCGTCTTGTTAATGGGGAAACTGTTTGGCATAATGGTCCTGCCATCGAAGCTCTGGAACGTGGAGCTGTGCTGCTTTTAGATGAGGTTGACCTTGCTTCTAACAAGATCCTGTGTCTGCAATCTATCCTTGAGGGTAAGGGTGTCTTCCTGAAGAAGATCGGTCGTTTTGTGAAACCTGCTGCTGGTTTCAACATCATCGCTACTGCTAATACTAAAGGTAAGGGTAGTGATGACGGTCGTTTCATCGGCACTAATGTTCTCAACGAAGCGTTTCTTGAGCGTTTTGCTCTGACCTTCGAGCAAGAATATCCTACGGTTGCTATCGAAACCAACATTCTGAAGAAGGTTGCTGCCTCTCTGTCTGTCAGCGATGACAATTTCTGTGAAAACCTTGCTAACTGGGCAGACATTATCCGTAAGACTTTCAAGGATGGTGGTATCGATGAGGTGATCTCCACCCGCCGTCTGGTTCATATTGTTCGTGCCTTTGCTATCTGGGAAGATCGTATGAAAGCGATCAAGGTTTGTGTGAATCGTTTCGATGATGAGACCAAGCAATCTTTCATCGAACTTTATGATAAAATTGATGCTGACGTTCAAACTGAGGAGGAGAGCAATGCCGATGCCCCGTTCTGA